AGAGGCATTAGTTGAGGCGGTTTGTAATGGATGATTGGCAGGTCAGGACGGTTTACGAGCCCGCCAAGTGGCTCGATGAGCACCGCGGCGGCTGGCAGTTCGGCGAAAGCGGTTATCTGGCAGCTTTGGCAGAGCGATTGGGCGTAAATCAGGCATTCGAAATTGGTGCAGGTGACGGCGGCCAAGATTTGCCGCTAACATTGTTGCCGCTTTACCAGAAAGGCATCCCAACGGTGCTTTTTGAACAAGATGAACTTAGGCAGCGATCGCTAAAGCAGGTTTATCCCCTTGCCGACGTTCGTGGAGAATATAATTTTCCACCGTTAACAACAAATCGATTTGCTGGCGTGGTTGTCGATGTTGATTCAATCGATTTAGCAATTGCATTTGATGTTGTTTACAAAATGCGGCCGGCTTTTATTTGCGTCGAGCATTTTGATGCGGCATATGGCGAAGACACTAGTGGACACATTCCAGAATGGTTGTGGGGCAAGCGTCTTGAGCGTGGCGGGTTTATTTTGCAAGCCACGGCAATCCAAATATCCGACACTTTTAATACAACGATTTGCGGATACAAGCCGCTTGCGTTCTCCCGCGTCAATTCTATCTATGTTCGCCGCGACCTGTTGCCAGCTTTGGAGGGCTAAACAATGTACGAATTCGATAAAGACTCTGGTGAGCTTTTCATTTATGACGTGATCGGCGAAGCGGTTTGGGGCATGATCGATTCCGCTGCCGTCATTCGCGACCTGAAGGCACTTGGCAATCGACGGGCAACAATTCGCATCAACAGCCCGGGCGGATCCGTGGACGAAGGGCGGGCCATCTACAATGCAATTAAGCGACATCCTGGCGGGGCTGATACGATCATCGATTCGGCGGCGTATTCGGCGGCTGGTTACATCGCGATGGCTGGCGAGCGTCGCTTGATCGCGAAAAACGGCATGCTGATGAACCACAATCCATGGACGTTTACCTTCGGCAACTCGGAGCAATTACGAAAGACGGCGGACGTTTTGGACAAGTACCGCGACACGCTCGTAGAGGCTTACGCCGAAGCCAGCGGCAAAGACAAAAAGAAAGTCATGGAGGAACTTGATGCCGAAACCTATTACACGGCTGAAGAGGCACTAGCCGAAGGCTACGTAACCGAAATCGGCGACAGTGTGCTATCGGACGAATCATGGCACCCGATGGCATTGGCAATGCGGCAATCAGCGATGGCCAAGAGTGATCGCGTAAAGCCGCAAGCGGGTTCACGGTTTAAGTGCTCAAGACCGATGAAAGCAAGTTTTTTCAAAAAGTAGTTGACAACGCTCTAGCATTCGTTAGAGTGTTACCAAATCGTATTATCTGATTTGTGCGGGCAACTCGTTAGCGGCTCGGCAGGTCGGCGACTTAACCATCGCCACCCGCTCGGGCCGTTTGTCGTTTCTGGGCGGTGGCCTAACCACTGACAGGAACGAAGCTATGCAATGGGATATCAAAGCCCTTCGAGAAAAGATGGCCGATGTTGCGGCCAAGTGTGAAGCGATTTTCGAAATCGCCAAGGCAGAAAACCGCGATCTAACCGCGGAAGAGTCGGCGGAAGTCGACAAGCTACAGGGCACGTCGGACAAGCCCGGCGAGATCCAGGCCTTGCAATCGCAGATCGCACGAGCCGAACGTTTTGACGCGATCAAAGCGGCCAACGTCGTGGCGAAGCTCGGCGGAGAACTGCCGAAGAAACGCGAAGTCGAAGACAGCGACCTTCGGCCGAAGATCCCGAAGGCGATCAAGCGACAGACCAAGCTGACCGCGTTCGAGGATGACGAGCAAGCCTACATTGCCGGCCAGTTCTACTTGGCCGCGCTCGTTGGCAACAAGAAATCCGAAAAGTGGCTTTCCGATAACGGGATCCAGATGATCCACTCAACGGAAGACAACGGAAAGGGCGGCTATCTTGTGCCGGACATTCTCGAAAACACGCTCATCGACCTGAAGGAAAATTACGGAACTTTCCGGCAATACTCCATGCAATGGCCGATGACCTCGGACACGTCACAAGTTCCGCGGCGGGTCGGTGGGTTCACTACCTACTTTCCAGGCGAAGGCAACGACGTCAGCCTGAGCGACATGGCTTTTGATCAAGTGAAGCTAAGCGCGAAACTGATGGGCGTTGCCACGCGGGTAACCGGTTCGCTAAACGAGGACTCGATTATCTCGCTTGGCGACATCGTGACCCGCGAGTTCGCAAGGGCACTGGCTTTGCAAGAGGACGAGTGTGGATGGAACGGAGACGGGACATCGACGTACGGCGGAATGAGCGGTCTTAAAACCGTTTTGGCCGCAGGGTCGATCGTAACCGCGACTGGCGTTACCACTTTCGGCAACGTGACCATGGCACACTTTGAGGACATGGTTGGTCTTGTCCCAGAGTTTTCTGGGATTTCGCCAGCGTGGTACTTCCACAAGCGAGCCTACTATGCGACCGCTGGCAGGCTTCAGAACGCAGCGGGCGGCAACAATATTGCCGACCTTGGCCGCGGTCCGGAATTAGTCTTCCAAGGCTACCCGGTTCGGTTCATCGAAGTCATGCCGAAGACCGCATCTTCGGCAGCGATCATCGGCTACCTAGGCGATCTTGCGATGACTGCAACGATGGGCAACCGTCGCGGCATTTCGATCCGCAGCGATTCGTCTTTGGGCTTCCTGTCGGACACGATCTACATTCGCGGCTTGCAGCGTGTTGACATTAACGTTCACGAACGCGGCAACGCTACCGACGCCGGCCCGATGGTCGCGCTCAAGCTCGGCTAAAAGCTAGTCCACTCGCCGCCTCGGGTGGACCCGGGTGCGGCCGGTGATGAGCCGGCCGCACTTTTTGAAAATCACACACACAATCAGGAAGCAAAAAGATGAAACAAGCACAATCCCAACAGCGAACTCTCTTGATTTCGCCGCAAGTCTCAACGGCAACCGTATCGGCCGCATTTGATACGCTCGGGGCCGACTATGCGACGATCCAAGTCGCGGTCGGCACTAGGGCAGCGGCGACGCAATCGTCTAGCGTGACTATCGCGATCACCGAAGCGGACGCAGCGACCGGAAGCTACACGACGTTCAACTCTGAGTTGTCGAAGTCGGTTGCGATTGGAACTTCCGCACAAGTCGCCGTTTTTCACGTCAATCTCGACGGAACCCGAAAGCGGTTCCTGCGAGTGCTAAGCACGCCCGGCACCGTCGCGACTGCTGACGCTGTTGGTATCGCGGCAATCGGCGTTCTGGATCCGGAGATCAGGCCAAGCGGCACGACCGGACAGGGCAACGTGGTCGTTGTGGCCTAAGTTTACCAACCACCCGAGGCGCAAAGTGGAAACGAAAGAAGTAAAGATTACGGGCTGCATGACAGCACCGCGTTACGTCAATTGCTTTTGCAGAAATGTAATCGACGCAGCATTTCGAAAAACAGGAATCCCGCTACAGGTCAGCGGCGGCGTTTTTTACGGGCAGTGTATGCAAAAAATGCTAGAGCAATCGATTGAGGCCAGCGTAGACGTCGCGGTCACGGTCGACGGCGATAGCGTATTTACAGCAGCGGATTTGATGCAGGTCGTGCAGACGTTGGTCAACACCGAAGCGGACGCGGTTTCGTGCTTTCAGGCGAGACGCGGCGATGCGGTTGTACTAACGTCATTACGCGATGGGAATAGGCTTGAGATCGGCGACGTGCCGATCAGAGTTGCGACAGCTCATTTCGGCTTGACGGCAATCGATTTGCACAAACTGAAGAACGTGCCGAAGCCGTGGTTTATTTGCACGGCAGACGAACGCGGTGAGTTTGGCGACGGTCGAACGGACGACGATATTCATTTTTGGCGACAATGGGAAAAGGCTGGCAATTCGTTGTATTTGGATCCAAGAGTAAGAATCGGACACCTTGAAGAGATGATCGTGATTCACGACCCGACGACGTTTGAGGCAAAACACATTTACCCGAATCAATGGGTCAAGGAATGTTTGTAGTGTTGAAGGCCGATTGGCGGCGATTTCCTGCCGGGCATCGACTCGACAGCGAGGTTATCGGCGGCGGGGTGGCGGATCTATTGTGTCGGATGAATCTGGCGGAGGTGGTGCAAAATGCAAACGCTAACGAACTTGCAAGCGACCGAGCCGGCAACGGGGCCGAGCGTTCGCGTCACGATCAAGCCGACGAACGACCCGGTCACGATCGAAGAAGCGAAGCGTCAACTCAACATCGCCGCAAGCGATGAGGCACACGATGAGCGGCTAGCCGACTTGATCCAAGAGGCGACGGAAACTTGGGAAGCGGACACGCATACCAAGATGATTACGCAGACGATTGAGCACGTTCAAGAGCGATGGGAGCCAAACATACGACTAAGCTTTCGGCCGCTTCAATCGGTTTCCTCAGTCAAGTATCGAGACAGTGCCGGGACGCTACAGACGGTTTCGGCGAGTGATTACAAGCTCGACATTCCCAGCGGGCTAGTCAGGTTTCGGCGACAGTACACAGTGCCGACTTATCAAGAAGAGTGGGACGCATGGCAGATCGTTTATGTCGCCGGCTACGGGGTCAACACGACCGACGTTTCACAACTGGACCGCGGAGCAATTTTGATGCTTGTCGCTCATAAATTTGAGACGCCCGACATGCTCTATTCGACGGCTATTTATGACGATTCGCGATATGCCAAGCTCGTCTACAAGCGGATGAGGGCTACGTATCCATGAGAAAAAACGGATTTAAAAAGATAACGATAACCGAAGAGTACCATGACGGCCAAAGTCAGTCATGGGAAATACCGTTCAAGTTTTTTGGGGATGACGGGACAAGGTTCGATACGATTTCAGCCGACGCGAAGTTTTTCAAAAGATGAATCGGTGCAGATAACGATCAACGCGATGGTTAGCAAGCTAGTAGCAGGCAGTAACGAATGACATACCGCCCGGGCAAAATGTTTCGCGTTGGTCAGATGCGTGATCGGATAACGGTCAGCACTGAAGGCACGACACAAGACACGGCGGGGCAGCTGGTGGTGTCGCTCGTGTCTTGGCTTGTCGATGAACCGGCAAGCTTTGAATCGACCGCAGGAGGCGAGACGACAAGAGGGCGACAAGTCGAAGCGGGTATCAACGCTGTGTTTACGGTGCGGTATCGATCGGGCTACACGACACGCATGCAAATAACGCGAAGCGGCCAACGCTATGGGATTGTCCACGTCGTGCCGGTCGAAGGCAAGAATAGATACTTAGAACTTCATTGCAAGGCGGTGGCGTGATGGTTGCGATTACCAAAAAAGCTCAAATTGGGATGACGGTCCTGAACGACAAAGAAGTTCAGGACTTGTTCAAGAAGCTTGATACCGAGGTTCGGTTCAAGGTTTGCGACAAGGCGATGAGGGCCGCTGCAAGGCCGGTGCAGACGAAAATGCGAATGATCGTGCCGGACAGTCGGAGAACTAATTCACGCAAGCTACAGAGCCAAAAAACGCGGCAGCGATGGAGCGGAAGCAAGCCGCTGCATACCACACTGGCAACCGTTATCCGAAAGTTTCGGACCGGAGCGAAAGCGATTGTCGGGCCGTCTTGGAGTGATGGCGGCGGACACGGCAACTTATTTAGCAAGGACCACGCAAGGGCGGTCTATTGGGGGCGCGACGCGGTGCAAGCGTCTAAGCGGTCGCGGATCGTGAATCGATTTGTTAAGCGATCGGCAGACGAAGCAAGCGGAGCGGCCAAGTCGGCGGCGATTCGCGTTATCAAGGAATACTTGGACAATCCGCAAGGCAGCGGACTACTTAAATAATGGCAGACATCGGAACAACCGTTCGGACTTTCATTGCGGCAAAGACCGGCGTAGCCGCTTTGGTTGGCACGCGGATCTATCCGGACGTTTTGCCGCAAGCTTACAAGGTTTTGAGCGGAGGAGCGTTGACGTATACGGTGGTCAGCACGCTACACGATACGAAGCTAAACGGGCTGGCTGGTGTCGCTCGATGCCGGATTGAGTTCACCGCTTACGCATCGACGCGAGCCGGAGCGAACGCGATAGCCGAAGCAATTAGAACTTGTGGGCTGGTGGGTTATTACGGGGCGATGGGTACGGTGCAGATTCTTTCGGTGAACATTGACAGCGGCAATCAGTCGCTAGATGAGTTGCCAACAGATGGCGGGCAGGAGCACCGCTACTTGACGATTTTCGATTACCTAATCACCTACACGGAGAGCGTATAAATGAGTCAGCGATTTCAGACCGGCAATTCGGCAACCTTGACTCTGTCCGGCACGTTAACGACCGGCGTTACTACAGCATGGGTCGGCGATATCGTTTCGATCAACCCGGGCTCATGGGAGCTTGGGGAGCGTAACGTTAGCGTTCTTGCCGACACCGGATTTGAGCGGATGGACCCGGCAGACTTGGCGACGCCGAACGAGATCAGCGGAACGATCTTTTTTCGGCCGACGCTTGGCATACCGTCGCTCGCCGGTAGCGTCTCGACGGCCACGATCACTTTCCCGCAAGTGTCGACGGCTACAAGCGGCGTAACTCGCGCGACGCTTGCGGGTCAGGCGTTTTTCAAAACGTTCCAATTTCCGACGCTTGAAAACAACAACACCATGTCTGCGGAGTTTACGCTTCGCATGACCGGTGCGTCGCTTGCGTTCACACCAGAGGCGTAATCGTGGCCGAAGAAATCGAAATCGAATTGACTGACCATATCGGCACCGGCTTGCGTGGTGAGCGTGTTGATCATGGTCAGTGGATTGTAAGGGCAGACGGCCAACAGATTGGCTATCTGCCGAAGTGTGATAATGCTTGGCTTGCGTGCATTGTGTCGATGGATGAGGCCCAACAAGCCGAAATCATGGCCGCAGTTAATCGCAAGCTAGGCGGGAATATCCGGGGCGTGTCTTCGTTGCCGCCGGTTCGAGAGCAAGAGCTTCTTGACGGCGATGAAGATGATGAAATTGAAGACGAGTGGGATTAATGGCAATCAGCAAAGAGCAGTTGCGAAAGCGGTTTGAGCGTAAGACCAAGACGGTAGCGGTAGAGGGCGACGAGCTTACGCTACGCATGCCGTCACCGCTGGAGTGGTCGCGTTATCAATCGTCACTGATCGACCCGAAGACCGGCAAGGGCGATCTAAGCCGCTTGGGCGTCGCTCAAATGATGCTTGTGGCGTCGATGCTCGTTGGCGATGACGGTAAGCCGCTTGTCGATAATTACGCGGAGCTAGACGGCCTCGACGCTGCTTATTACGAGCAGTTGAAAGACGAGTGTATAAGCTTCGCGACAGGCGGGAGGTTTGACCAAGAGGCGAAAAAAGTATTGGGGGAGTCAGAAGAAACCCCAAGCTGATTTTTGCTTGTCGGGTTTGTTTAGCGTTAGGGATCGACGATCCCGAAGCGTGGTTGGATCGGATCAGTAACAGGACGCTTGCGATATGGGAAGCTTACTACCGAATCGAGCCTTTCGGCAACGATTGGCAACAAACGGCGGCAGTGCTTTCGATGCTAAGCGTCCAACAATCGATGACCGCAGCGACCGCGGGCCAGAAGATGACGGCACTTTCGCCGATCGACTTTTTGCCTAGCGATTCGCTGCCGTGGATTAAGCGATCTCGCCACGTTCAAAAAACTGGCGGTATTCGTGACGGAAAATTGCAAACGAAGTACATCCTTCAGAGTTTCGGATTTAACGCATGACAACGATTGCCGCGCTAAATGTCCGACTGGGAATGGATGCGAGCAATTTTTCGCAGGGCGTTAACCTTGCCAGAGGCGAAGTTGCAAAGGTGACGCAGATCATGCGTCAGAGCGTGCCGAATACCGAGCGGCTCAAAAGCTCACTTGATTTGCTCAACAGGTCATTTAGCGACACCGGCAAGCAGACAAAGCAGTACGCAAATGCTGTTGACTTTCTGAACAAGAAGTACGGCGAGACAGAAAAAGCGATCGGCACTCAAAATCGGCTGATTGAAGGAGCCAAAAGGCTTGCCGCCGCTTGGCTTGGATTTCAGGGTGCAAAGAGTATTGTCACAATTGCGGCGGAGATTGAAAACGCTTCGGTGCAATTCGAGGTACTAACTGGATCCGCTCAGGCCGCTCAAAACATCTTAGCGGAAATGCGGACATTCGCCGCCGCTTCTCCGCTTTCGCTTTCTGCCGTTCAAAAGTCTGCCCAAGTGTTGATGAGCTTTGGGACGGCTACCGATCAGGTCATGGGCAAAGTGCGATTGCTTGGCGACATTACAGGCGGCAATCAGTTCCGCTTTGAAATGCTTTCGCTTGCATACGCTCAAGCTTCTGCCGCTGGCCGCTTGATGGGTCAAGACCTATTGCAGATGGTCAACGCTGGTTTCAATCCGCTGCTTGAAATTAGCGACATGACCGGCGAATCGATGCTACAACTCAAAAAGAGGATGGAGGCTGGCGAGATATCGATTCAAATGGTCGATGCGGCAATGGCACGGGCAACCGGACAGGGCGGCCGATTCGCTGGCATGACCGACAAGATGAGCAAGACCGCAAGCGGTGCATATTCGCAAATGCTTTCGGCTGTTCAAGAATTAGCCGGAACAATTGGCGAAGACTTCCTGCCCTATCTTGCCGCAACCGCAAATGCAATCGAAAAGATCGTTCGAAGCATCATGGCTTTTTATAACGGCATGACGGCCACACAAAAATCTATCTTGGCTGGCGTTGTAACATTTATTTCGCTTGCGGCGGTGATCGCGGCGGCTAGTACAGCACTGGCGGTATTTACCGCGGCGACCAAGGCTGCTTCTATCGGTCAGGCAATCTTGCTTTCGTTATCAGGCCCTAAAGGGTGGGCGATGCTTGCGGCCGGTGCGGTAGCGGCTGGCGTCGCCATCTACGGCATCTACAAGGCATACAACCAAGTCAACGAAGCGGCCAAGCAGACCGATCAACAAGCCCAAGTTATGAAAGGCACGTTTGCAAGCTTGGCAGCGTCCGTGGATTCTGCCATCTCCGCATCGATCGACGCAGACCGAAGGCGGAAAAAGGAGTTCAGCGACTCGCTAGCCGCACTGGGCACTTACTCGGAAACAATGGCAGGGCTTCAACAGGAAATCATCAAACTCAAGTACACCGAAGATGAGTTGTACGAAATTCGCTTGCGGTCGCAGGGGCTAAATGACGTTCAGGTCGCACAGGTGAAAGTGCTTCGCGATCAAGTAAAAGAGCTAGAGCGAAAGAAGCAACTAGGCGAAGAGTTTGCAAAGAGCCAAGAGAACGCATTGGCAGCGGCCAAGCAATTTTTCGACGCAGAGAAGCGAGCCGAAGAAGAGAAGCGACAGCGAGCCATCCAGGGCCCTGGAACAGCCGAGGCCGGATCATCCGAAGCGGCCAAGATAATTGCCGAAGCATTCAATCGCGATCAGCAGGCGAAGGCGGGCAAGCCGAAAGAGCCCGGGCAAAAGGAGTTCATCGCCAAGGCTCAAGAGCTACTAATTGCCGAAGCCGAGAACCGCAAAAAGCAAGAAGAGCTTATGCGAGCGATGAAGAAAGCGACCGACACAATGCTTGACACACGAGCCAAACTTTTCAGGAACTAACGAATGGCAGACGTCAGCGGCATAACGGCGATCAGACCGACATCGACAACGATTTTTCGGAACGTCCTATACGGTGCGACGGTGTCAGCCGGTCAGACGCTGGTTTATTCGACCGACAAGTACGTCTTGGCGGATGCCAATGCATCAGCGGTACTTGCCGCCGGCGAAGGCATCGCAATCACGCCGGGAGTGAATAACGGCTACGGGCTTATCGCAACGGGCGGCTCGATTATCCTGGTCGGCGCTACGCTAGCGGTCGGTAAGACGTACGTGGTCAGCGACACGGCAGGCGGAATCATGCCGATTGACGATTTATCAAGCGGCGACTACTCGACGATCCTTGGCACGGCATCGACCACGACACAACTTGACCTCAACATTCGAGCAAGCGGGGTGCAAGTACCTTGACGCATCAACTAGTCGGCGAAGCGAGAGAAGGCGGCTTTTCGGTGCGATCGTCCAACGGCGTGCCGGTGCTCGAAGAGACTTACGTTTTCAGAGTCAAAGCAGACTCAAAAAACGCGAGCCGCTTGAGCGTGTCATATACGCCCGGTCTGCCGATCGTCAATCAATCGCTATCGGCTTTTGGGCTCTGCACGTGCCGAAGCAAGGACGCACAACGCGACCCGATCAATCCTATTTACTGGGACGTCACTTGTGAGTTTTCAAGCGAGGTAGAAGAGAACCAAGACAAGAAAGAAGGGACAGAGTTTGGGGTATCTCCCGTTGAATGGATACCGATTTACGAAACGCGGTTTGAGCGATTGCAGGAAATTGTCAACGTTGACGCAAGCGGAAATCCGATTGTCAACTCGAAGAACGAAATGTTCCCCGATGGCATAAGCCGCGGTCGGTTCATTCCGATTTGGTCGTTTTTCCAATTTGAACCGGCGACTGTCACGGATGAGCAGATCATTGACCGAAACGAAGTAGTTAATTCAGCGACATTCCGCGGCAAAGCAATTAAGACGCTGCTTTGCACGATCGTCAAAAGTAACATCGGATTTTACTACGGCCAAAAACTTAGGTTTACCCATTACGAGTTGCGGTACAATTCTCGAACGTGGCAGCATAAGCGGCTTGACATGGGCAGCGACGGCAAGCCGCTAAACGGCACAGGCGGGGCGGCAACCGGAGCCCCCGCGGTGTTGTCGTTTGATCAGTTCCCGACGTCTAACTTCTCGTTTTTGAGGCTTCGCGGTGGCTGACGTATACGGCTTTAACGCGTCCGACTCGGAAGCCCTAATCAGCATGATCGGCACCGGCGACAGCGTGCGACGATTGGGCGGCGGAGGTAGCGGTGGCGGTGGCGAACACGGAGTCATCATCAAGACGCCAGCCGGAGGCATTGCGGCACGATCAGGCACGACCGTATCATCGGGATCGTGTGACGTGTTTTCAATTGTCGGCACGACACTAACCGACACTGGCAACAATATCGACGTCTTTAACATTTCGATCAGTTCAGTAGGCGGAAGCAAGTACGGCCTAGCCAAAAAGGAATACGCGACCGGCAAGTGGGTCATAGACTTTGAGGATTGCTCGTAATGCCGATCAATGCGAAGAACAAGCCTGGCTGCCCGTGTTGTCAATGCGAATGCGACAACGGCACGCTCTATCCAAAGTTCACGCGAATCAAAGTTGTGATAAGCGGACTCCAGGCTACTTACAATTGGCTGATTGAAGTTGACGTGGGAATACCTGGAGTCATCGGCAGAGTTAGAGGGTCTGTAACCGGTGCGGACGATCTAAACGGAAGCTATTTTTTCGACATTGATCACACCGAAGAAAATTGCATTTACGACGATCCCGAAAACCCGACACAGTCGCCAGTGAATCAGGAATTTGAAATCTACAACGATTGGGAGACCGAAGAAACTTACCTCACCGATTGCAGCAACCCCAACGCAAGCACCACAACTGGCAGCGAAATAATGACGGTGCTAATCGGTGTAGGCAAACTCCAGGCAAGTTATTTTTTGGCGAGCATAGCATCTTCCAATGGCTTTGGCGGCTTGATGGCTGGCTGCCAAGCGGTAGCGTGCGAAAACGATTTCGACCCAACGCAGAATGGTTCATTCAGCCCGATACCGACAAACAACTTGCCTAACGGACCAGCGACATCTTCGCAGTATTGCAGCAACGGAAAAATCTGGCTGGCACCCGTAAAGATTGTGGGTGTCGAAAGTGGCGATCCGTTCGCTTGCGGCAACTATGATTTCGAGGGGGCTTCATACATTGAGGCCGGAACAATCAGCGTAGAGCTTTTGGCATGATTAGTTGCAACGAATGCGGCCGCGAGTATCCACCGGTTGCCGTTTGGCCGATACATTGCTGCTGTACTAATCGAATCCGCGAAGACGGCAAGCAGTTAGGAAAACGGACGCTAAAGAACCCGCGACCGAAAGACGAAAAAGCCGTCCCTGTTGGCGACAAGCGAGCGGCGGCGAAGTATCCTTGCGTTAATCGCGGCGACGTGGTCCGCATGTCCGATTGCGGTTGCGACGGGAATCGACGGGTCTACGCTTGCGGCATTGGTGGCGAGTGCATGATCCGCCAGCTTCCGCGATCGACGTTTGTCGGCCGATTCTGCGAAACTTGCAGCGACCGCCGCGACGACGGCTAGCCATTTCGCGAGCGTCCGCAAATAGGTGAACAAGCGATCCGAAAAAACTTTCCCT